GATAAGAACTGATTTAAGCAAATCATTTATATTAAAGGCAGATGGGGCATCAACATTAGATAACTGGCAAGAGTTGCTAACTCCAACCGACGCGGTAACAAGCGTCGCTGGTAAAACTGGGGCGGTAACATTAGTAAAAGCCGATGTGGGACTTGGTAATGTAGATAATACAAGCGATATGGATAAGCCTATATCTACTGCAGTACAAACAGCATTAGATGCTAAAGAAACACCTGCTGGAGCACAAGCAAAAGTGGATGCACACGCTAACTTAACAAACAACCCTCATAGCGTTACAAAGTCACAAGTTGGATTGGGTAGTGTGTCAAACTATGGTATAGCTACACAAGCTCAAGCTGAAGCGGGAACATCATCAACTAAGTACATGACTCCACTTAGGACAAAACAGGCAATAGATGCTTTACAAGCAGTTAAGTCTGTGGCAGGTAAAACGGGAACTGTAACACTTACTAAGGAAGATGTAGGTCTGTCAAATGTAGATAATACAAGTGATGCAGACAAACCAATATCTACTGCAACGGCAGCTGCTTTAGCCGAAAAGGCTCCACTAGCATCTCCAACATTTACCGGAACGCCAAAGGCAACTACGGCAGCAGCAGATACTAATACTACTCAAATAGCTACCACTGCCTTTGTAATAGGACAGGCAAGCTCTTCAGCTCCTCTTGGATTAGCAGATACGGCGACTGTTGGAACTTCTAAAAAATATGCAAGAGCTGACCATCAACATCCTATGCCAACTGTTATTGATGGAGGGACATTCTAATGCAATCTACCATTCAGATAAGACGAGGAATACGAGCAAGCTTACCTATCTTGGCAGTTGGAGAATTAGCATTATGTACTGATACCTTTGAAGTATTTATGGGTAGTCCACTTGGAAATATTCAGATATCATTAGCAGGCAGCGTCCCAACCGGCGTTGTAAATCAAAGAACCGGAACGGAAATGAAGTTTTGGTCAGGAACTAAGGCACAATATGATGCAATCTTGACAAAAGATTCATCTACGGTGTATTTCTTAACTGATGGTTGGTTAGGAAATGTAAAAGTTGGGAAATAATTAAAATAATTAAGGAGGAAAGCAAATGGCTGGAGGAACATTTCTGACACAGAATAAAATTAGACCGGGAGCTTATATCAATTTCAAAGGCGTGGCTAAACCGCTTTCCAGTCTTGGTACTCGTGGTATTATGACCATGCCGGTACCTATGAGCTGGGGGGATACAATCACAGAGCTATTGAGCACTGAATTGATTGATGGTAAGAGCTTACCAAAGATTGGTTATACCGCTTTCGATGAGGAGAGTCAAATCTTCAGAGAGGCATTGAAAAATGCCTATAAGGCAATCATTTACAGATTGGATACCGGTGGCACTAAAGCAACTGCGGTCTTGACTCCGCTTACAGCAACTGCTAAATATGCAGGTGTGGTTGGTAATGATATTGCAGTATCAGTAGTTGAGAATACCGCTGCGGCGGCATTTGATGTAATCACGGTATTCAGAAACGTAGAGAAGGATAGACAGACGGTAACAACGGTTAAGGAACTTGAGGATAATGATTGGGTAGTATTTAGTGGTACCGGTAATGTGGCAGCAAATGCGGGAGTCACTCTTAAAGGCGGTACTAACGGAACCGTATCAGATGCAACTTATGCAGATTACCTCGATGCAATCAAAGCATATAATTGGAATACAATGGCGATTCCACAAGATGCTTCTTCTAAGACTCAAAGCTTTATCACATTCATTGAGAGTCAAAGAGATACTTTCGGAAAGAAAGTTCAGGCAGTTCTATATAATGTAGATGCCAATTATGAAGGTATTATCTCGGTAGCTCAGGGGTATAAAACAGTTGATGAGACAATCTCACCTACTACTTTTGTAGCGTATGTGGCTGGGTTGACAGCAGGAGCTAATCCTAACGAATCTAATACTTATCATGTAATCCCGGGAGCGGTGTCTATCGTATATCCTGCTGGGGTTACTCCATATGGTAATGAGGAAATCATTGAAGGTCTTCAGAATGGTAAATTTATCCTATCTACAAGACAAGATGGGGCAGTGGTGGTTGAGCAAGATATCAATACTCTTCATACCTTTACTCCTGATAAGGGATACGCATTTAGTAAGAATAGGGTTATCAGAACTCTGGATGAGATTAACAACTCAGTGGCGTTGTTATTTGAAAGAAGTTATATTGGTAAGGTGAATAACAATGATGATGGTAGAAATATCTTCAAATCTGATATCATCAATTACCTCAACACTCTTCAGAATATCTCCGCTATCCAGAACTTTGACCCGACTGTTGATATTCAGGTTTACGCAGGGGAAGCGATTGATGCAGTAGTGGTTGATTTGGCGGTACAACCAGTCGATTCCATGGAGAAACTTTATATGACCATAATGGTCGGTTAATGAGAGGAGGAAAGACATATGTTTCTAAGAGCAGGAGATACAATTAGCGGTCAAGAAGGTAAAGCAACCGCGGTCATTGATGGAAATGTTGAGGATTTGTTTTATGTCAAGACTTTAGAAGCTACCTTCGAAAAGAATAAGGCAGAGGTCAAGACTCTTGGCAAAAGAGGAGTTCAGCATAAGGGCGTAGGTTGGGCAGGCACAGGCAGCATGACTCTATACTATGTGACTTCGAGATTTAGACAGATGGCGTCAAGTTATGCAAAGACCGGTCAAGACACATATTTCAATATCACGATTGTAAATGATGACCCGACTTCCACAATAGGAAAGCAAACCGTGGTACTCTACAATTGCAATATTGATAGCGTGGTTTTGGCAAGACTTGATGCTGAGTCAGATGTATTAGAAGATGATATTGACTTTACATTTGATGATTTTGATATTCTGGATAGTTTTGGAAATCCAGTAGTATAATTTAGAAATAGGGGGAAAAAGATATGAGTCAATTACTTCAGTTTTTAATTGAGAACCCGGTAGATAATTTAACCGCAGAGGTCACGGTATCTCCGCGACTCGCAAAGTTTCCTTTCAAGATTAAAGGCATGACTGGACCAGATTTTTCAGAGTATCAGAAATTGTCTACTAAGATTGGAAGACATAAGAAGGTTGAGTTTGATAGCAAGACCTTCAATGAATTGGTAGTACTAAATCATACCATCGAACCAAACTTCAAAGATGCTGATAGCATTAAGAAGGCAGGTTGTCAGAGTCCTGAGCAATTCCTTTACAAGAGCTTGCTCGCAGGAGAGATTGCAGAGCTTGCTCAACAGATATCTGCACTTTCCGGATTTGACGCAGATATGGAAGAGATGGTAGAAGAAGCAAAAAACTCCTAACGGAAGGGGATGGTGAAACGTGGTACGCTTATTACGCTCTTAATAAATTTCATTGGGAGCCATCACGTTTCGCCAACCTTCCAAGAAAAGAGAAAGCATTGGTCATTGCGATGATTGATGAAAGAGTTGCTCAAGAGAAAAAAGAGGCAGCAAAAGTTAAGAGGAAAGGAGGTCGCAAATTCTAATGGCTACTATAAAGAATACGATTACAATGCAAGATAAAATGACGCCTGTTTTAAGAACTATAATCAAATCAATGCAATCAACTCTTGATGTTATGGCAGGCGTTGATAAGGTCAGTAATAGTGCTTTTCGTAAGATGCAGAAAGATGTAAGAGCGGCTTCTGATGCTCTTGATAATTTCAATCGTGATGTGGATGAGATACCACCGGCAGCAAATCAAGCTGCTAATTCATTTAGTAGATGGAAAAATCCATTAGTAACTGCGGCCTCCGCTATATATACAATTAAAGCAGCCTTGCAGGGGGTTTCTCAGGTGACCGATATTGCAGATACCTTCACTTTGACTACCGCAAGGCTGGATTTAATGAATGATGGATTGCAGACTACTGGCGAATTACAGAATATGATATTAGCATCCGCCCAACGGTCAAGAGCAGAATATGGGGCTACTGCGGCAGCAGTTAGTAAATTAGGTATTTTAGCATCAGATGCGTTTACAAGTACAGAAGAGATTGTAGCATTTACAGAATTAATGAATAAATCATTTAAGATTGGAGGAGCATCAATACAGGAGCAATCTTCGGCAATGTATCAGTTGACCCAAGCCATGGCGGCAGGAAGGTTACAAGGTGATGAGTTTAGGAGTATTATGGAAAATGCTCCTATGCTTGCTGATGCGATTGCTAAGTTTACCGGTAAATCAAAAGGTGAGTTGAAGGAAATGGCATCTGAAGGACTCATCACGGCAGATATTATCAAAGGTGCATTGTTTGCAGCCGCTGAAGATATTAATACTAAATTTGAAACTATGCCAAAGACCTTTGGAGATGTCTGGACGGCAGTAAAAAACATAACTCTAAAAGCATTTCAACCGGTCATTGAAAGGATGGATGCATTTGTTAATAGTCCTGGATTTGACCAATTTGCTCAGAATATGGTTGGGGGATTGATTTGGATATCTAATGCAGCACTTGATGTGATTGATGTTATATCTGGTATTGCAAGGTGGGTAAAAGATAATGAGAGTACGATAAAGAATGCTTTGTATGGAATTGGAGCGGTATTAGGAGCGGTAGTTATAGCCAAGACGGTAGCCGCCGGAGCGGCAGCCTTTGATATGGCGAAGAAGTTTCAAGCGGCTGGTACGATATTTGGGGTAAGTTTCAAAACATTTGGTATTATAGCAGTCATTGCCTTAATAGCTACTTTGATACTTTGGATAATTGACTTATACAATACTAATGAACAGTTTAGAGATAAAGTGCAGCAGGTATGGGCTGATTATGGAGATGCTATTATTGCTACAATAGTTGCAGTTGGTGCAATATTTGCAGCGATATTTTTTCCTACTATTTCAGCAGCTATTACCAGTACCTTAACGCTTATGTGGACTACAATTAAAGCTGGGGCCGCGATGGTCTTAACTTGGATTAAAGTAGGATTAGCTTTCTTAGCAGCCCATTGGTGGATATTATTAATTGTAGCAGCAGTAGCATTGGCGATATACGCTTGGAATAATTTAGGTGAAGCAGGTAAGATATTAGCTATTATCATTGGAGCTATTGTAGCACTTATTGCAATATGGATAGCTGTACAATGGGCCTTAAATGCAGCTTTAACCGCAAACCCAATCGGGGCAGTCATAATGGCAATCGTGGCATTGATTGCAATCATAGCGGCAGTGGTTATCTGGGTTCTGAAGCTGTGGAAGACCAATATGGATTTCAAATACGGGGTTATTAAGATATGGAATTCGATTCTTAATTTCTTTGACCAGATACCGATATTCTTCCAAGGAGTCGGTAATGGTATTGCAGATGCTTTTGGATGGGCAAAAGTACAGGTACTTGATATCTTACAAAGTATGGCAAATGGTGCTATTGATATCATTAATGGATTGATTGAGACCATAAACAAGATACCTGGAGTTGCTATTGACCCAATCCAGCAACTGACCTTTGCAACTACCGCGGCAGTGGAAGAGGAAGCAAAAAAGCAGGCAAGAGCAGATAGTCTGCAGGCATCAAAAGACTCAGCAGCAGCAAAGGCAGCAGAGAGAGATGCTAAAATGGAATCAGATAGAGCGGCGGATGAAATCAAGCTTGCTCGTCAGATGGCAGAGGCGGAGGCTGCAAAGCAGGCAGAACAAGATAATCAATTAGCAGATGATTTGGAAAAGTATTTGAGTCAGACTCCTGAGGAGTTTGATTGGAATAAATATATGACCGCTGCAGGTAATCCGACCATAGCAGGTGGTGACCTTGATAGCGTAGGCAAGATTAAAGATGATGTAAGCATCACAGATGAAGATATCAAGCTTCTCAAAGATGTGGCAGCAACTGAATTTGTAAATAAATATACAACCCTCAGACCAGAGATGAGCGTATCCTTTGGAGATGTGAGGGAGACGGCAGATGTTAATAAAATCCTATCAGTTATCGAGGATATGGTTGAAGAAGCGTATGCAAGTAGTTTAGTAGGGGAGGGAGCTTAATGGCTATTAGATTTTTCTTTGAATTTGAAAACCAGGTAGTACAGCTCCCGGTAAATCCGGAGGAGATTACGTTATCCTCCTCCGGTTCCAATAAGACGGAAGAAATTGTAAAGCTCGGAGAAATAAATCTACTCAGAGAGAAAAAGTTAGAAGTTTGTACTATTGAGGGATTCTTACCAATCAATGCAAATGCTCCCTATATAGTAACAAGAGGTCAATTCCAAAGACCCCAATTTTATCTTGATTTCTTTGAGAAGATAAGAGCAAGCAAAACTCCCTGTAGATTTATCATCAGTGATACCGATGTAAATATGTTGGCATCTATTGAGGATTTAGAATATGGATTAAAAGCCGGTGACCCTGATACTCACTATACCATGACCATCAAAGAGTTTAGACCGTTCTCATCTAAAACGGTGGTTATCAAATTACCAACTGCTCCCACTGACCCTCCTAAAATAGAGAAACCGGCTCCGGAAAGACCAAAGACCGGATTCTCAATCGGAGATAATGTAATAGCAAATGGTAAGTATTGGTATAGCTCATATGGGGATTCACCCTTTGGAACCTTTAGTAATTTTACCGGGAAGATAAGTCATATTGTAGCAGATAAGAGCAGGAAATACCGATATCATATAACAACCCCAAGCGGAGGATATAGGGGATGGGTAGCAGAGAGTCAGATTAAACATAAGTAGGAAGGGGTG